TGGTGCCAATTCCAATGTTACCCCTACAACTGCTTCATATGCTTCTGCAAGTGGAGATTTGGTAATATACAAGTCTGGTATTGGTAAAACTACTGGTTCATTAACATTTGATCGTCATACAACAGCATCTGGAACACTTTATAGTGGAAGTGTTGGAATATTGACTGTTAGATTGGGTGCCAATCCAAGTCCTGCACTTGCAAATGGTCAGATAGTTTGTATTGATGATCTTGGTTTAACATTTACTTGTGCAGAAGATAATCATGCTACTGAGCACAAATATCCAAGATATAGTGATCCAGCAAGTAAGAGATGGTTCCCAATTAAGAATGTAGCTAGTAATATTCAATTTGAAATTAATATTTTAGATGCAATTCCTTCATCTAATGTAAGTCATCATATATGGAAACCTAGTGCTACAGGTTCAATCAAGAGGTCTGCTAACACAGTAGCAATTACAAATAATTCATTGTCATTCACTTGTTCTAGGGATAGTCATAGAACACAACATTCTTATCCTAGATCAACAGACCCTGTTTCTGGTTTAAACACTTCAATTATTTCTGCTCAAGAAGATTCTATTACAGTTAACGTAAGACCTGGTGGTGGTGCAGGAACAGGAGCAGTTATTGTAGGTGTAACAACAGATAATACTCACAGATATACGGGTGGAACAGCAACTAATGCTATATTCCAGAATACTTGGGGCAACAATCCTAAGAGTGTTACTGGTGCCGTATATACTCCATCTACTGGTCAATTAGTCTTAACTAGTGCTAGTCATGGATATTCTGCTAATAATACACTTGGAATTGGCACTGGTAAGGTAATATTTGCTTGTGCTAGAGATAATTTCACTACAAATCATGGATATCCTCGTGCTGGATATGCACATTCATTCAGTTCTTCAGGAAGCACATTAACTAATGCTATTGTTTCTGGTGGTGCATGGAATGGAACAGGACACACACCTACAGATGCTTCATATAATCCAACTACAGGTCTCCTAGTTCTAACAAAGGCAAGTCATGGGTTAACAACTAGTGATACTGTTGGAATTAGGACAGGATCTTTAGCATTTAAGTGTTCTAAAGATAATTATGCTACAGATCACACATATCCAAGAGTAACTGATCCTATTGATGGTTTAGCTAATGTAGCAATTGTAGAAAAAACAACTAATACAATTACTATTCAAGTTGGAAGGTCATTAACAGGTGCTGACCCAATGGCAGGTATTTCTACAATACCAATTGATTCAGTAACTACTAATACGATTACTCTTAATGTTGGTGCTGCTCCAAAAGGAACTGGTGGATCATTATTATTCAATGTTACTGCTCCTGGTAGTGGATATGTTAACCCTGCAATTGCAGTTTCCCCTCCAACATATGAAAATTTAGAAGTTGAAGGTGTTTCTAGAATATCTATAGGTGCTACAACCATTTTAGGTAATGCTTCATTAGTAACAGTTAATGTTGGTTCAGTATCTACTGTTGGAATAGGATCAACTTTACTTGGTGTAGAATCCTTTAAGATTGCAAGATCTGGATTTGGTTATGAGGTTGGAGATGTATTCAGTCCTGTTGGGTTAGTAACTGATTATAGAATACCTTCTTTAATCAGTAATCTTGAACTTACAGTTGAAGAAATATTTACAGATAGATTCTCATCTTGGGACTTTGGTGAATTTGATTACATAGATTCCATATATGCATTGCAAAATGGTGTTAGAACTAGATTCCCATTATATTATGATGGATCTCTGTTAAGTTTTGAGAAAGATCCAGGAAATATAAATTCTGCATTGATTGATTTAAATTCTTTATTATTAATCTTCTGTAATGGTGTATTACAGAATCCAGGAGAATCTTATAGTTTCTTAGGTGGTACATCTATAGAATTTAAAGTTCCTCCAGATGAAAATGATGATATTGCAATATTCTTCTATAGAGGCACAACAGGAACTGATAGTAGATTAGTAACTATTAGACAGAGTTTGAAAAAAGGTGATATCTTACAGATAAGAAAAGATAATTCATTAACTACTGAACCTACTCAAAATTCAAGAACTGCAGTAAATATCTTTACTTCTGATATTCTTGAGACAGACATATATTCTCAGCAGGGAATTGATGATCAGGTTTATAAACCTATGAGTTGGACAAGACAGAAAGTTGATAAAGTTATTAATGGTGAGATAGTTTACAAGAACAGAGATCTCTATGAACCTCTCGTTTATCCTACTGCAAGGATAATTGGTGATGTTTCTACTACAGACACTACAATATTTGTAGATAACGCAGATTTCTTTAAGGAAGATATTGCAGGAAGTATTCCTTCTGGTGTTAATGGATTACTTGTTCCATCATCAGTTTTAGTTCCTGCAGAACTTACTGCAACTGTTTCTGCAGCAGGAACTGTAAACCCATTAACAATTGTTAGTGGTGGTAGTGGTTATGTTGGAGCAACGACTTCTGTTGTTATTGGTATTCCTACTACTGGAATAGGAGTTGGTATTGGAACTACTGCTACAGCAACAGCAACAATAACTAATGGTTCTATTAGTGCAGTAACAATTGTAAATCCAGGATGGGGATATACAAATAGAACTGGTCTTGCACCACAGGTTATCGCACCAACACCAGTATTGACTGATGAAAAAGTGTCAAATATAGGTGCAATTCAAGGATTATCTGGAATAATAACTGGAATCACTACAATGAATCCAAGTTCTACTAAATTGGCACTTGAATTTAATTTACGTATAGCATCTGGCACATTTAGTAATCTGAGTGTAGGTGATCCAATTTACATTTATGATACTGCTATTGGATCTGGATCTACTTCTCTTTGGAATAATAGTAATAATAATGTTGTTGGTATAGGAACTACCTTTATAGACAATGTTTATCGCATAAGAACGCTTGTAACATCTGGTGTTGGTGCTACTATTACCTGTTTCGTTCATACTGGTCTTACTACAACAACTCTTGGTAATAAGGGTGATAGGGCACCAGGTATTATTACAGGTAGGGATTATAATCTCGGTGGAGTTGCTAAATTCTCTTGGGGTAAGTTATCTTCCTTGTCTAGAGGGGCATCACCTATTGCTATAGGAGTTACTGGATCTACTGTTGGATTAGCCACTCAGATCGGTATAACAACCTTCCCAACTATCCAAAGAAGAGGGCACGGATTGTTTGATAGCGGTGCTCTTGATATCTAAATAATCAAACATGGTATAAATATAGGAAAAAGCTAATAATATGGCTGCAATTGTAACCGATCAATTTAGAATTCTAAATGCAAATAACTTTGTGGAGACCGTAGAGGACACCGCAAATTCTTATTATGTATTTTTAGGATTGAGTGATCCAGGTGCTGGTACGTATGGTCGAAGTGCCGACTTAGCAACTTGGAATGCTTCTGCTACTATGCCAGTTCCAGAAGATAGTTTTAATATACTTAATCATACTGGTGATACGATGATATTTGGTAGGAAGGTTACTTCCGACAATATCAGACGATTGATTAAGAAAAGAACTTGGGCGAAAGGAACACGATATAACATGTATCGGCATGATTATAGTTCAACTAATAAAGCAAGTGGATCACAGGCAACTAGGTTATATGATGCAGATTATTATGTAATTAATAAAGATTATAATGTTTATATTTGTATAGACAATGGTGCTTCTGGAATTTCCACAACAGGTCAAGCATCTCAGGATGAACCAACATTTACTGGATTAGAACCATCTAGAGCAGGTGAAAGTGGTGATGGATATACTTGGAAGTATTTGTTTACTGTTTCTCCTAGTGATATTGTAAAATTTGATTCTACTGATTACATTGCTGTTCCTAATAATTGGACAACAAGTGATTCAACACAAATTAAGGCTGTAAGGGAAAATGGTGATGCTTCGGTAAACAATAACCAAATTAAAAAGGTTTATATTGATAATCAAGGAAATGGATACTCGGATGGATTAACTCAAGAAGTTAACATCTTAGGTGATGGTTCTGGTGGTAGAGTCGTCCTTGATGTAATTAGTAGTAAGATTACTAATGCTGTTGTATCTTCTGGTGGTCAAGGATATAGTTATGGGATAGTTGATTTAGGTAGATTGAATACTAATGTTAATGTAGGTGCTGGTGGTACTTATGCTAAGTTAATTCCAGTCATACCTCCAGGAAAAGGTCATGGTTCTGATTTATATAAAGAATTGGGATGCGATAAAGTTTTAATTTATGCAAGATTTGATGATTCGACAAAAGATTTCCCAATGGATGCAAAATTTGCACAAATTGGAATAGTTAAGAATCCAACTTCAACTGGATCAACTTCAGTATTCACTCAAGGACAATTCTCATCCTTAGGTGCAATTAAATTTGTTGATACCACTACAGATATACCTGTAGTTGGTGAAAAAGTTAGTCAGACTCTGCCTAATGGTGAAAAAGCACATGGAATAGTTGCATCTTGGGATAAAGACACCAAGGTTATGAAATACTATCAAGATAGATCATTATACTTTAATCAATCTACAGATGATCAGACTGATCATGTTGGAATATCAACTCAAGCCAGAGTTCAAGCATTTAATAATGATACTACTGGTGGTGCTACTCCAGCAAACTGCGAGACTTCTAGTGGATTTGGTGCTGCAATTCAAACTGGATTTAGTGGAATCACCACAAATCCAACTGGAAACAAGTTGATTAGTTTGGGTATGGACTTTACAAGCGGTCTTGCTAGTCCTGAGATAAATAAAGGGTCGGGCGAAATAATTTACCTCGACAATAGATCATTAATCTCAAGAAATGAGAGACAAAAAGAAGACGTTAAAATCATCCTGGAATTCTAAAAAACAATGCCACAGAAAACTAATTTAAATATCGGTCCTTATTATGATGATTTTAGTAAGGACAAAAACTTTTACAAAGTCTTATTCCGACCAGGATATCCTGTGCAGGCTAGAGAGCTAACAACTCTACAGTCATCATTACATAATCAGATAGAGTCTTTCGGAAGTCATATGTTCAAAGAGGGATCTATGGTGATCCCTGGAAATGTTAGTTATAATCGTGAGTATTATTCTCTTAGATTATTGGATGATCATTTAGGTATTCCAGTTTCATTATACATTTCAAATTTAAAGGGTAAAAGATTAAAAGGACAAAATTCTGGAGTAATAGTAAGTGTAGATGATTATAAATTAACTTCTGATAGGGATGATATCACCGATACAACATTGTTCATCAGTTATGTGGCTTCTGGTGAAGATAATACTGGTGGTTCATTAGAAGATGGTGAGCAATTAATAACTGAAGAATCTTTTGTTTATGGAAATACTGCAATTAATGCGGGAGATACTGTTGCAACACTTGTTGCTTTAGATGCTACAGCAACTGGTTGTTCTGCTGGTATAGGAAATGGAGTTTATTTTATTCGTGGAACTTTTGTTGATGTTCAAGAAGATAAGATAGTTTTAGATCCATATTCAAATACACCATCTTATAGAATTGGATTGAATATTAATGAGGATCTTGTCGGTGCAAAGGATGATAATAGTTTATATGATAATGCTAGGGGATTTTCTAACTATGCAGCACCTGGTGCTGATAGATTAAAGATATCAACTACTTTAACTAAAAAGGCATTAACGGATAATAATGATAAGAGTTTTGTTGAAATTCTTAGAATAGATAATGGAGAAATTAAGAAAATACAGAATGAATCTCAATATAATCTAATTAAAGATTACTTTGCAAAAAGAACTTACGAAGAATCTGGGAATTATTCGGTTGGTAATTTTAAAGTTGATGTTGCAGATTCATTAAATGATGGGGTAGATGAAGGTGTCTTTACTTTAGAGCAACAAACAGATCAGGATAATACTCCTAACAGGGATTTATTAGCTGTTAAGGTTTCACCTGGAAAAGCATATGTTAAAGGATTTGATATTGATAAATCTGTAACAACTGTTTTAGATATAGAAAAACCAAGAGATAAAAAGACAATTAATAAGACTTTAATTCCTTTTGAATTAGGTACTAGAATAAAAGTAAATAATGTTCGTGGAGTTCCTCAGGTCGCTATTAATGCAAGTACTACAGTTAGTCTTCGTAGCCAACGTGCAAATGTTGGAGTTACAACAACTGCTGCATCTGGGACAGCAATAGGGGAAGCAAGAGTATATGCTTTTAATTTAGCAGATTCTCCATATGTTAATACAGCATCTACATGGGATTTGTATTTGTATGATATTCAGACTTATACTTTCTTAGATTTGAATGTTAATCTTGGAACTGGTCAATTGCCAGTTGGTTCTTATATAAAAGGTTTACAAAGTGGTGCTTCTGGATATGCTGTTAGTGCTGGTGGTGATTATTTTACTCAAACTTCTGGATCTTTCTTATTAGGTGAACAAATTTCAATTAATGGTTCTACTGCTATTTCAGCAGCAATTAAAGAAATTAAAGTATATGGTATTCGGGATGTAAAATCAGTATATCAAAATAGTTCAACTATAGCAGGTTATTCTGCTGATTTTATTGCAGATACAAAATTAGAGAGAAATAATCTACCTGGATTTAACTTAAACGATCAATTTCAATTTACT